GCGCACGGTATCCTACATAGACACGTTCTACGTTACCAGAGTCATCGCAATCGCCAGTACCAGGACCGACTGCTGCGATACCACGCTCAACTGGGCACTCTCCGAGTTCGCCTGCTGAAAGATTCAGACGGCGACCTGCAGAAGTTGACTTTGTTCCAGTGAGTTGATCATCTGCGAATGCAAGAGCATAGAGTAGATTCTCAAGAGTTGCTTCAGCAAATGCTGTAGCAACGTTTACCTGCATACCTTGCTTGTAAAGTTTAGCAACATCGAGTACTTGATCAACTGCAACCTCACCGAAGTCAGGTTGGAATTGCATTTCAAGACCGTTCATTGTATAACCAACGTTTGTCCAGAAAGAACTTGCAGACAGAGTAGACTTATAGGACTCTGTGCTTACAAATGGATAATCTGTGAAAACATCAGCATCAAGAGTAGTATCGCAGATAAAGAATGCTGCGGCACCAACGATGATGTTGTTAGACGTACCACGGGTATATGCTGGCATATTGATTCACCTCTTTTTTCCTTGTTGAATAAGTGGGCGTGTTTCCTCACCTATAGTATAACAGCATTTTATGTATATGGATATTCTGCAGGATTATTGGTATGGTAGTCATATTCTACTATTACCTTATTGACAAACAAAGTTCTTGCTGAAGCCAGTTCAGCCACATCTCTGCTTTCGTCTACCTGATATACCCTAATATTATGAAAATAAACATTGTGTCCAACATCTTCTATAGGATTTGTAACGCAATATTCATTTACATCTTGGGCTGATGAATCCTCACGGTCAAGTGAGTCTGTTATGATTCTCACAGCGTTTAGTAACTTTGCTACATCTGAAGAATATATAAAATATATTAATTGTTCTCTTTTGTGACGATAAAAAGGGGTAGGTCTAAATCTCATCATTCTGTCATATACCATTAATATAGGAGACTCTACCTGCTGAATTTGAATTGTGTCGTTGTAAAGATCTTCTATGCTTGTTGGATATTGCGCTGGTATCATAGGATTAAATCCAGCCTGATTAGGAACTGAAGGTCCACTGGATATCAAACCAAAAAGTGATAATTGACCCTTTATATAATGATTAATAAAAGTTGGTGGAAAACCTGTGTCTAAAATATCTGGTGTATATGTCATTGTACTATTCTACCCCAATTCTTGCATTTGCTATCCAGGTAAATCCTGTGCTAATGCCTTTTGATCTACCCTGCTTTGCACCAGCACGAATATTACGCTTATATGCAACTGGCTTCTTAATATAATCATAGAGACCAGATGCACGAATAAATGATTGCCTAAAATATTTTAACATGAATTCATCAAATACCTGCTCGTATGATCCCTGAACATCATTACCGCCAGGATTTCTTACAACAACTCTTCTTTTAGTATATACGGTTTCTCCACCTGATTCAAAACGAAGAACGCCACCACTCTTAGGTTTTATCACAACTGTTTTACCAAGTTCCATTATTTGTGCTTTATTATAAAATGGTTCAGTAGAGTCTGCAGATACGGTTTGTGATTGTCTAAAATTAGAAAATAATGACAAACCATTTTTATTAACAACATAATCTATATCAAAAAGTCTCGCTGCTGGACTACCTACACGATACCATTCATATATGTGATGTAATGCTTTTGGATTAGCCTTTGCATTTATATCAATGTATTGGCCTAAGGCTTCTATTACTTGTCTACCTAGTTTATCTAAAAATACTTTTTTGCCTTTTTCTATACCGTCGATAAAGCCATAGGAATATTCAACTACATTATTCATTGTCTTGTTAAAACTGCGGGTATCAAATCTAATAATCATTAGTCACCTACAGTCTGATTTTCAGCCCTACGCCAAACCATCTTGTAATATTCTGTAGTTCTGAAAGGTCCAACAAAAGGCTCAACAGTTGCAATTTCATATATTGTTCCACGACCAGCACGAACTCCTGCTGTTTCTTTATAGATCAGTTCATCACTAGAATGTCTAATATTGGTTATTAATATATTAGTAACTGCATTTTTTTCTTGTTGAGAAGAAATGCGGGGGTCACTTTTTGTTCTTGCTACAAGTTTATTTTGTAGTTGTAAAAATGGATCTGGCTTAACATTTTCTGTTCCGCTACTTCCTGCTGGTTCTACATTGCAGGCAACAGTTTTATCAAATACCCAATCTTTTTTTGGCTGACCGTATTCTCCTTGTGTAATAATCGGATAATAAATATCAGCCTTCATAGGATACATGAAATCTGTTTGTTCGCAGACCACCATTATAATACTCCAGGACGAGTAATCTGATTTACATATTTGTCTAATATTTTATCTACTAAAAGATTTCCAGTTCCATCCATCATGGACTTATTGTATTTAATGTTAAACTGATCGGTTTTATATGAATCTACATATCTCTTATAATAGTCTAACTTTCCACACTTGATATCTTCTATAAGCATATTAGTTGCATCTTTAATATCATTTGGAACTACTTTATACCCTGCCTCAATGTAGAACATGTAATCATTTCCTTCTGGAAAACTTACTCCACCTCTAAATGTCTGAATATTTCCACTGTCTTCAGTGTCAAACCACGAAATAGAGTCTGATGCAGCAATAGCCATCTTTGCAGGTTTACGTTCATATCTATTCCAGTTGTCTACTCCAGCAACAGGATCTTTAATAATGCCTGTTTTATCTTTTGTAATACTATAATCAAAACTATCTAATGCTGGACCATTTTCGTCATCAACATCCCAAACCTTTTCTGCATTTTCGTATACTTTAAGAACTTTATAGCCACGCATCCATATTGGCATATAGTCAGTGCCTTGGCCTACTGTCTGAAGCCATTCTGTAGTAAAATAGAACCCATCTGGAACATATGCATCAATGATGTTACGGGCTAAAGCCTCATATTCTGTATATTCTGCTATTTCTGTGGCAGTTGTACCAAGAGTATTAGGATCTACATATGGCCTTACTATTTCTAAGTTATCTTCTACTACGATATCTCCACGATCTCCGCCATTATTTTCATAAATTGTAAGTGCGTAATACTCATCATATTTTGCAAATGAGTCAGCAAGTGTATATGAAACAACCTTGCTAGAATTTGATGTTACAGCCTGATCTAAAATTTCTTCATTTCTATCATTACTTTCAATAACAATAAAATATCCAGAACTTGCTGCTGGTACGTTGTACTCAATTGAAAGCGGGTATGGGGGAATACGCAAAATTTCCATTATTCTACGCCGTAGTATCTTGCTAACTCTTCAGGAGTTGCTAATCTAACTCCCTTGCGAGAAAGCCACCATTCGGCTGCCTCCTTAGTAACTATATTATAACCAACTTTGAGTGATCCTTTTTTCTTATCTGTGTTATGTTTATTTCTTTCAGAATATAAAGCAACTCTCTCTGGTAGTTCTTTCTTTGCTACTTTTACTATTTCTTTGCCCTGTATAACATTTAACATTTCAATTTTTGTTTTAGCATCTTGAAGATCTATATTATTTTTTTTGGCATAGGACTTAATCTCAAAAACACTTTTTGTTTTTAATTCTTCAACGGACAACATTTAATCCTCCAAATGTCATTATACCAGAAATGCTAAAAGAGAGCGGTTTTTAGGCCGCTCTCTTCTAATTTTGATTCGCTATATTTTAGGAATCTGCGCTGTCTGCGTCGCCATAAGCAACTGCATCCAACTCTTCCCAAGCGATACCAAAGCGTACGAATACAGTGTATTCAATTGTATCCTTCTTTGGCTTGTATTCACGGTTTACCGTGATATCACGCTGGAAGCCCCAGACACGGTTCTCAGGGAATGTCAAATCGACATATCCTGCTGGATAGTAAGGAACTTCCATTACATCCACGCCGAGAACACGGGTGGTACGAGAACCACCGAATGTTTGGCCAAGTCCATCAAGGTATGCTTGACGGTTTGCTTGTGTGCTTCCTGGTGTTTGTCCAGCAATCGCTTCAGCAATAGCATCAGCGAGTGTACCGTTATTCTTAACGATACCCTGGAATGCGTCAGTACCTGCATAGAACTTAAGATTGCTCTTAAGTGCACGATACTTACGTGGCATTGCAAGAATGATATCTTGCATTACATCAGGAGTCCACTCGTTATCAGATACAGTAACATCTGCTTCGTGAGCATCGTTACCTACTGTACCACGAGTTTGCTTAATAAAGCCAGACATGATTGAAAGGAATGAGCCTGTTGCTCCGTCACCGTTAATCGCAAGATCTTCAATGTCATTAGCAAATGCATTGGTCATCA